CCCTCGGGGATCAGGTGACCATGACCTGCGATGGGGAACGGATCGAGGCCTCGGCCCCGAAGATCGTCCTGAACGGCGGCGAGCTGGGCGGACTGATCAATATCGAGCCGCTCACCCGCAAGATCAACGACCTGATCGAGGCCTTCAACACGCATACACACACCATTCCCTCGGGAGCGGTGGCCGTGACCGGAAGCGCATCGGCGCAGAACAACCCCAAGCCCGTAGAGGTTCCCGCCCCGGCATCGAAGCACGACAAGGTCCGGCGCAGGGATTATGAGGACACCAACGTAACGCACTGATACGATGATCGACATTTTACAGACTTCGACGGGAGACGTGGAGCTGTCCGACGATCTGATCCGGACCGAGGCGACGGAACAGCACAAGCGGGACCTGCTGCTGGCAAGCCAGGGCGATTTCAAGGAGGCGCCCACCGTCGGCGTCGACTGTGTATCGTTCCTGCATGACACCGATCCGGCGGACTTCCTCCGAACCGTGCGCAAGCAGTGCGAGCGCGACGGAATGCGGGTCGATGCCGTGGACTACGCTACGGATGGAACATTGACGATAAGCGCAGAGTATGACGACAGCAACAGTTAAGGCCCGGCAGACGGTCTACGACATCGCCCTCGAGCAGTATGGAACCTGCGAGGCCGTGGGCGAAATCCTTGCCCTGAATCCGCAGATCGCCAACGATCCGGAAGCCCTCGTGCAGCTGGGGATCGACAGCATCGGCGAAACGGGGTTTTACCTGGACGTGGCCGTTGCACCGGGGACGCAGCTGCGCATCGACGACGAAAGCGGCCTGATGCGCAAGAACACGCTCAAAGAGTTGGGAAACGACATAACAACCTACCGATATGGCCAGAACGATTAACGACATACAGCAGTCGATCATCACCGACCTGCAGACCTATTTCCCGAAGCTCTCGACCTCGAAGGTCGCCGAGTGGCGGCTGTGGACCTATGTGGTCGCAGCGGCGATCCACGCCTTTGAAATAGTTCTCGATCTGTTCCGCCAGGAGGTCGACGAGCTGACGGCCAAGATCACTCCGGGCACTAAATTGTGGTATGCGGAAATGTGCTATCGCTTTCAGAACGGACATACACTGGTATTCGACAAGAACACGGCGCAGTTCTACTACGAGCAGGACGACCCCGACAGCCGGATCGTGAAGGTCGTGGCCGTGAACGAGGTCTACAAGATGATTTCGATCCGCGTGGCCAAAACCGACGGAGAGGGCCGGATCATCCCTCTGGACGACAGCGAACGCCGCAACCTGGCCGACTACATCGACACGATCCACACGACAGGTATTCCTACGACGATCGTAAGCACGACTGCCGATACGATCCGCTACAACCTGGAGGTGTACTATGACCCGGCAACCCCCTCGAGAGTTGTACGCGAGAAGGTCGAACAGGCCCTCGAGACGTTCAAGACCTCGCTGTCATTCGATGCCGTATTCTATGCCCAGCGGCTCGTAGACGCCGTAATGCACGCCGAAGGTGTCGTGACGGTAAAGGTCGTAAGGCTCGAGCATAAGACCAGCGCCGGGGCGGACTTCGCCCCCGTCGATGTGTTGGCCGAACTGGCCGCAGGGTATTTCGAGTACGCAGCCGAGGGGAACACGCTGACCCTGACATCTACCAAATCGCTATGAGGAACTATAAGATAGACTTCCGGAACCAGGTGCGGCAGCTCCTGCCGGAACACAAGCGTCAACCCGTCCGTCTGCGGATTCTGCGGGCCTTTGTAAAGCCGCTGGCGGACCTGTTCGCCGCCTTCAGCCTGTGGCGCGACGAAACCCGTAAACTGCTCAACGTGACCAATCAGGAAGGAGTGCTCGAACAGTTCCTGCGCAACAAATACGGAGCGGCGGACATCACGATCGAATCCTACCGTGAAACGGGGTTTGCGGTCGGGATACGCTCCGAAGGTGTGGGCGTGGCAGTCCCCGTGGGACTGAACAGGGGCGAAGGTACTCCGGCGGTAGTATCGCTCCGGGGAGAGAACCGCGAGCAGTTCGGGGATGTGGACTTCATCGTCCATGTTCCGGCAGGTGTCGATGCCGAACAGATACGGGCTGACATCGAGAAATACAGGGCTGCTTTAACAACGTATAAAATAGACCAAAGATGAAAAGACAAACACAAGTGCTCGGCGTCCGTAACTGGTACGGCGATGCGTTCGTATCACTCCAGGAGGAGCCGCTGAAGGTGATCGACGGCTTCTTCTCCCAGTACGGGGCTTTTGTCCTTTCCGGATGCGAGGTGAAGGCAAACGGCAGCAAGTACGACATAGCGCCCGGTCTGGTCGTGCTCGAAGGGTCCGGGGCCGACAATGCGACGGTCAAGGTCGTCGTGCCCTTTGCCGGGATTACTGCGACAGCCCTGCCCGTCTACCTCACACTGGGCTACGAGACCGAAACGGATGTCTACAACGACGGCAACGTCAAGCCCATCGCCCACATCTACAAGGCTGTGGCAACAACCGTAAAACCTGCGGGCAGCTATGTGCAGATCACCCGGGACGGCGGCGTGCGGTTCATCGACGCGATTCAGGATGCTACACATCGGCTTATCACTGATAACGAGCGCACTGCCTGGAACAAGGCCATTCAGGACGTAGCGAAATATACACCATTCGATTACGTTGTGGATAGCAACGCTACTTTGGCTGGACTGAACAACAATCCCAATGCGACGTGTGTTCTGATCAAGAAAGGGACATGGACGGCTCCATCAAGTGGCATTCTGCTGCATCCCAATACCAAACGGATTGTTGGACAGCCCGGAAGCCTCGTCCAATATGCAGGTAGTGATTCATGCTTAAAGTACAGCACAATTCCAAGTTTAGAGAGTGGTTACAGCGCCCATGGAGTATGTGTAAAAACGACGGGACAAGGTCACGGATTTGTAAATATGGTTAACTTGGAGGACTGCAAGTGCGAGGGTGCTGATATTTATACGCCAGATGATCCCTATTGTTTCTTCAATTGCAAGAATCTGATCCGTTGCTCCATATTTATCCACTCGAAAAGTCATCAGGCTTGGGGGTTTATGGAGTGCGAAAATATGCTGCAATGCAATGTAAGATCAGATGAATATTCGATTGATTCGATTGGAATCTATCATTGCAGAAACCTTACTCAATGTATCAGCGATGGCGGTATACATTTCAGTTACAATGTATTCATGTGCCAGAGTAGTAGGTATGAATACAGTTATTTCAGCTCCACCGATAATGAGAACTACAAATGTGCCGACACAATGAATGGAGGCTGGAATAAGATCATTACGGCATGATCGTCATTCACAACAACCTGATTCCGCTGGGCAAGGCCCGGACAATCAACTTTTTCGGGGTCCTGTTCACCAAGAACAAGAACCTGACACCAAAAACAGAGAACCACGAAGCCATACACACCCGGCAGCAGATCGAGTGGCTGATCCTCTACGCGACGGCGCTCCTGGTGCTGATTCCTGCCTGCGGATTATCCTGGCGGTGGCTCTGTACTGTGCCGATCTGTTACCATGTCGTCCTGTACTGCACCCTTTGGGCCCTCGAATGGTTGCTGCCGCCATACGACACGGCATACCGAGACATAGCCCTTGAGCGGGAGTGTTACGACAACCAGGCCGATCAGATGTATCTGAAACGCCGCAAATGGTTCGCATGGGTTAAATACCTGTTTAAACGACCTGTAAGATGATACCGAAATTACCGATATATGCCAAAGGCGACAGCATGGGGATTGCCGTATATCCGACGGGAGTTTCTCTCGAAGAGGTGGAGATCGACATGTTGGTTTACACGACCGGGAACGGGCCGAGAATTTACGGATCGACGCAAGGCAGCGGGCTGCCGATCGTCAAAGGAACCGATCGGGCTGTGTTCAATATCCCATCCTCGGAAACCGGAAAACTCGATGCGGGTATCGCAACGCTCGAAACGACCTATACTGTAAAGGCGTCAGGTTATAAAAAAACGTTGACCAACCGATTGCTTATACTTACAGATACAAAAATAATGGATTTTTATGGATGATAAACTAACCCATATTATCCTGACAGATCATGCTTTGCGTTATGGACTGGACGGAAAGTCGGCCTATGAGATCGCACAGAAGTATGGTTATGAGGGAACCGAACAGGAATATGCAGAAGGACCTGTCATCGCAAAAGACAAAGCTAATAAGGCTGCTGATAGTGCGGATAAGGCTGCTGAACGTGCAAAAAAATCAGCCTCAAACGCCGACCAGCAGGCCGCGCGTGCGAAATCTCTGGCCGACCACCCTCCGAAGATCGTGGATGTCGACGATACGAATTACTGGGCCTTCTGGAATGAAGAGGCGAAAGACTATATCACCTCGTCCGTCCGCTCGGATGGCGGTCCGATCTTCGCCACGTTCGACATTGATCCGGCGACAATGCTTTTGGGCGTGAATTACCAGCCCGGCTACGGCCATGGTTCCGAGTTCGAACTCAAGGATGATGGGCATTTGTATTACGAAATTAACGACTGACAGATATGGCAAAGACAAATTTAGGGAAAGTGGGCCTTACGCCCAAAAAGGCGTATTCGGCGAGCATTACATACGAGCGCCTGGACTTCGTTACAGCGGGCGATTCGTCCTATGTTTCACTCCAAGATAACAACCTCGGACACCCGGTGACGGATGGGGCTTGGTGGCAGGTTTTGGCCTCCGGGGCCGCTTCGACGGAAGCCGCAACCGCCGCCCTCGACGCTGCCGCCAAAGCTCTTGAAGCCGCCGCAGCGGCCGCTCCCGTCGTTGTCAACGTCGAAGGTGCGGATGTCACGATCAACGTCGAAGGCAACCACAAATACATCTGCGGGGAGCTGACCTCGCTCAAGATCGGGACCGTGGAAAAATCGGCCCGGACTTCGGCGATCTTCTTCACATCGGGAAACGTTGCCACGGAACTCACCTGGTCGGATGACCTCGTGGACATCATCGGCTACAAGACCCCGGCGCCGAATCGAGCCTACGAGATCAATATCGAGGAACTCCGCGCAATCATCGAGTAGCCATGGACCGCAGACGAAGTTTGTTGAAGATCGCCGCGCTGCGCAGCGAACGCGAGCGGCAGGTGGGGGTGAATTGCACGAAAGGGTATCTTGAATCGACGGATGCCGGGCCATTGTTCGACGGCCCGCGAACTCTTGAGTGTTTTTTCAAGTACATCTCCAGCGATAAAATGCAAGTGATAGCCGGGTTTGGCATTTTCATGATTGAAATTCAAATCCTGACGAAAAATCAGCTTCGCGTCTATTGCGGGGGCGTAAACGCGATAGTAGACATTGTTCCAGGGGATAGCTATCTTGTTGATGTTGCCTACGACGGTACTACGGCGATATGCTATCTGAATGGGGCGGAGGCGGCTCGATTCCCGGTTACTGGATACAAGGTCATGGATTCATTCAGGACCGGCAGCAATACATATATCCCCCAAGGCTCGCTCGTATTTTGCCGCCACTACAACTACGCCCTTTCCGCGGAAGAAGTAGCCGCACACTACAACGGCGGTGATCCCGCAGGGTATGTGGTACCGTTAGCCGATAAATATCGTTGGGAAGCCTCTGAATCTAACATTGGAAATATCAGGTTCTATCCTAATAATGAAGGGTCCGGTGTTACCTCTTATTTAGAGGATAATGCTAATGGTTTCACGGGTCGATACGCACATATAATTTGGGGATCGTCAGGTTTATTGTCGGTATACAGCTATCAATTCATGGGGCATCCGGTCGGATGTGTTGTTGAAGCTAAATTCAAGTATCGTAGTAATGCTCCCGTACGCGTTCTGGCAGACAATAGTAGTCTTCCTATCAATATGGAGGATGCGGCTGACGCCACGATTGTATATCGCACAACAGGAACTAATATCTCTGGTTTTAGTGTAACTGTACCAAATGCCGATGCAAATTCATGGGTCGAAATTCAACCTGTGTCGTTACGAACGCTCGGCTGCATCGCCGAGTACCTGCCGCAGAACCTTAAGAATATCGAGATCAAGGATATGGGGTTCACTCCTAAAACGTTCGAATTTGATATGGATAGCCCATATTATCAGCGTGTTTTAGAATCGGGCGAATTGGAATCAGGGAGAAAATATCGGGTCGATTATGTCGTGGAAGAATGGGATATTGCCCCCGCTGTCATGGGTTCTTGCGGTATAAGCTGCGGCGTGTTGTCGACTGTCGGCGCTCAATATTGGCCTAATCTTTCTGCTGCTAAATTAGGTGAAAATCAATATGTTGTTGTAGACACTAAAGAAACCGGCACTCCGTATATGTATGTTTACGGATCGGACCCTTCATTCCCGCATACTTCAAGACGCTTGAAAGTAACGGTTCACTCTGTCAAGATGCTCGTCGATGCCATGTCCTGGCTCGATAGCGCCAGGCAGATCCCGCTGAACGACGAATACCTGCCGCCGCTGTTGCAAAGTGACGGAGGATATGACCTGACTGCTAACGGAACGCCGGAAATAATCATCAAATAACGAACTATGAACAACTACGCAAAACTGATCGACGGGCGTATGGAGTATGCGCCCAATTCAATCCGAACCGACGAAGGGCTTGTTTGCAACCCGCGGCCGGACAAACTGATCCCGCTGGGATACAAAGAGGTGGTCTTCGACGAGCAGCCGGAACCATCCGATCCGCCGAAATATTATCAGGAAGTCTACACCGAGGAGGCCGACTGCATCCGGGTCGGCTGGGAAGAATACACGTCTGTACCGGAGCCGCAGCCCGATCCCGAACAACTTCGAGAGGCCGCCTACCGCGCCGAGGCGGACCAATACCTGATGGCCTACGAGGGCTATCTGGCCGAGGGCAAGATACTCGAAGCCGACGAGCAGAAGGCACTCTATCTTGCCAAGAAGGCCGAGATCAGAGAGCGATTCCCGGATAAGTAACTTGTCGGTCGAACTCTCGAAATACCACAAATATATGAAAAGACTTATCAATAAACTCGTCGGATGGCTCAACGCCATCGCTAAAGACAAATACCAACACTTCGCAGTCGGGGCGGTCATCGCCTCCGCGGCGTTGATCGTGGCCGTGCCGTTGGGCGCCTGGTGGCGGTGGCTGCCTTTGATTGTGTCGATGATCGCCGTCCTGACGGCCGCCGTTGTCAAGGAGCGCAAGATCGACCCGAAAGCCGACATGCAGGACATTCTATGGACGCTCGCAGGAGGAGGTATGGTGTGGCTGGCAATCTTGGCTGCTATTATTTTTGGATAAATATACCCCAAGTTACTACAATTATAAATAGAGATAGGGGGTAATCCAAATTTAAGGGACGTTTAAGCATGTTTTAAACGTCCCTTAAATTTTGCTTTTTTTGTCGATATTTCAAGATCGGAGGTTGAAATCCGATTATTTCAAAGTGGAATTTTCGAAAT